TGATCATATAATGGCACATCATTTTCTTCGTTGTCGAGATCAGTACCAAAAGTTGCCTGATTTAAACAACGACACATAAGCTCATCAATGATGTTCTGACCGAGCCCATCATTGTAGTCTGCAGAACCGTGCATGAGAATATCTTGGCCCGAATTGCTTCGATTACAATATTAACATGGCAAGATTTTATAACCCACGTAGAGAAAACGCCAACGATCCAGTCGACACATCGATTGGATACAGAGGACGCTTGCAATATGATCCCAGGCAAGATTCTGGATCCTCAGGTGGTGAAGTTACAGACCTGACGCCAGAACGTCAATACGACGTTGACTTGCGACGTTTAGATCCTGGAGAAAGAGCTACGGCCAATGCGGCAGATACAGCCAACGAAATTCAACAGAACCGAGTCTCACGTTTTATGAAGGCTTCTCGACTCGCTGGAAAACACAGGGCACAAGCAGAGACACGTTATCCGATCATGGGAAACTCGGTTGGCAGGTATCCGTCTTCTCGTGGTGGGGTTGTTCTTCCAAGCCTGGGAGATGCACCAGGGGGGAGGGGCAGTGTTAACTACCCCAATAAACCACAATCCAGTACCGGCAGACCCTATAGCTGGCGCGATTCCTTTAGTTGATCAGACTTTACTAAAGACTACCTCTGGGGCTTGGTTTTGATACTTACCCTTGCGATCTTGGTAACTCACTTCGCAAGGATTCCCGCGATAGAACAGCAGCTGAGTCACGCCTTCATCGGCGTAAATGCGATTGAAAAGTCCCGTGCAGTTGCTGATCTCCAAAGTGAGATAACCTTCCCAACCACTTTCGGCCGGGGTGATGTTCACGAGAATACCTGAACGGGCGTATGTAGATTTACCGACCGCCACCACGGTCACATCACGAGGAAGTTTGAGGCGCTCACGTGCCACGCCCAAACAATATCCATAAGGAGGCAACAGAAAATATTTGCCCTTCTCGTCCTCTAAAAGTTCGGCATTGGTTAGGATCTCAGGCTTAAAGTCTTTGGGATCACACTCGCCTTCGGAGATGCGCCCAAAAATCAAGCATTGCTCTGGCGACAGACGAATGTCGTATCCGTAGGAACTCAGTCCATAACTGAGAATACGACGCCCATTTTCTTTACTGACAAGACGATCCTGGAAAGGCGCAATCATCTCTTCGTCTTCAGCAAGACGACGAATTTCTTTATCGCAGAGAACGCTCATAGACCCAATAAAGCTTTCTCAATATAAGGTATTCAGCAGAGAACGCGACCTTTTTCGGAATAAATATCGATAAAACGCTGGGTCGCTTCTCCGATATTGTCTTTTGGTTGCAGATAAACCAAAAAGGAAGTGCATGTGTTATGCCGTTTGATTCCTTCGTTGGTACGTGCAACTAATGAGGGAACCGTCCTGAGAATGCAAACAGGAAAATCAAAGAGTCGCTGTTCATAACGAAACATGTCAGGGCAGTTGGAAAAATACAAACCCTCTTCTATTTCATTATGAAACCAGGCTTTGAATAAACGTCTAAACCACACAGCGTGAGATGATGTCAAGGTTGAGGAGCAAGCCCTGGTCATCTTCCAGCGTTCATTCTTTTTATCCCAGAAGTATGTGCCACTGGGCGGAAACAGGTAAACTTTTCCAAACCATTCTTGATCGTTTAATCCGTCATCGCTCGGTGTGTAGTATTGTTTTGCGTTGACATATTCATTGGCAAAAGCTGAACTTGCAACGTCCAGATCGATATGGCCCATTAAGCCATGAGCGGCAGCAACCAGATCTGCATTGGTAACCAATTCAAGATCTTCGCGGCGCATGCCGCTTTTAGTAATGGCCATTAGTTATCGGTCGCCTTGTTGTAATCGACTTCAAAATAACGGATGCCTTCATCATCATTAATGACATATCCGGCTTTTTCTGTTGGGTCAATTTTTTGTGCAGCCGATAAAATCCGTCTAAAGCTTTCAGCCAAATCCCCATCATTACCACGTTCGCACTCCTCTTGAGCAGAATGAATTTCCTTAAGAGTCCAAAAAAACATGGACCTTTCTTTGGTCTTAGGTTGGAAAACCATGACGCCAGGGCCTTCTGCATCCCACATTTTGCAGTAATGCTCGCCCATATCACCAAGAATTAAACGCACAGTTGCGTCTAACATCTTGACTTTGGTTTCATCCATGTCAGGACCAACAGCCTGAGCAATTAATCTTTCTCGTCTATTCATTGGATGTCAGCCCTTGTTTTTGTAAAACTTCTTGAAGCTTTGGAAGTGGTTGATAGATGACCACAAGTTTACCAAGAATTCCACGCTTTTTGATGAGTTTACCATTCTCGTCGCGAAGCTTATCAAATTCTCCAGAACGAATTAAATACTCCGCAACGCAACGTAAGCGCCGTTTCAAAGGAAGCTCTGCAATTGGAAACTTATTGCAAATAGTGTCAGGTTGCATATCGCGAAAAGCAAAACGCAACCGGTTAGCCAGCGTCATACTGGAATTTACATCCTCCTCTTCGTAAGTGCGAATAATTTTTAAATAGCGCCGCAAGCATTCAGTATCGAAAGAGCCTTCGGGGGGCAAGAAAGCTTCTACTTGCAGAGCGAGGGAGAGAGGCAGCATCTCCCTATGGTTTTCTAAAGTGACTTCCTCTATCGAAAAAGACTCAAATCTATGAGCTAGTGATATTATCTTCTTCTGCATTTTGATCTTTTTCTAAAGAGGACAAATAAACGTCAAGGGAATGCTCATTAAATTTATAAAGTTTTTCGTTCCCTCGATCTTTATAATGTTTAAAGGAAAGCTCTGTATTCTTAGCAAAAGAACGGATCAGCTGGTTCCATGGAATGCGTAGCTTGTTCTTTTTTGCATAACCAGGATTTATGTTGACGTAATGAACGCCTTCAATCCAACCTTTCCCATCTTTATTTTTCTTGCCAATTGCAATCCAGTTTCGTATCGTCTGATCTGTTACAGACAATCTTCGTGCGCATTCCTCGGTAGAAATGTACTCGTCAGCATAAAGCTCTGGATTTATGCTACCTTTTTCACCCGCCCCCTCTTGAAGAGCCCAGATGCTTGAGAGAATGTTACGAATTCCTTTTAATTCGTGTGCGACATCCTCTAATCCTTTGCGAATTCCGTAAGACATACCTCAGTTGTTTTGCTTAAATGCTAATGTATTTAGACACGGTTTGTTACCAAGATGGAACAGCAAATTCAAAGTGATGGACCCTCGGAATTTACTCCTCGTCCAAAGCTGTCTAGAGAGCAAATTGAAATGTTTAAAACGATCGCAAGGGAAAGGGCAATTGCCGAATCCCTGGGCGAGCAAAATACAGATCTAGCCCAATCCCAACGGCTGGCAGCTCCTCCCCCGTCCATTATTCCGCAACAGCCTCAACAGCCACAAATCGTTTATTTAAGACGTAATTTTACAGTCGCAGAACTTGGCTTAGTACTTCTTTTGTCTTGTGGAATTGTTTTAGGTGTTCAAGGTTTATGGGGACTTGGGTCTCGCATGTTACCTCAAATTGAAATAAAGGTCAAATAAATACAGCAAACCTAAACTATAATTTTAGTTATAGGATTTGCGAGAGTATACGTGGCCAACAGGCGCATTACGGATCTGCCTTCGATTACCTCTTTCGACATTCAAGATGCCGATCTGTTTACTGTTGTCCACGTTTCAGAAGTTGACCCAGGATTAAAAAATAAGAAATTTACATTCCAAGAACATAAGGCTTACTTAAACAAATATTATCTTCAGTTAACTGGCGGCGCTCTCAGCAACAATTTAAGCATTGAGAATAACCTGAATGTTTCAGGTAGCTTAACTGTTCAAGGCAATATAACAAGCGCTGGAACGGGAACAGTAAATCTTAATAACGTTGTTATCAATAATTTTAGTAGTACCGGCAGCATTAGCGGTACAACAATTACAGGTGCCAGCATTCTTGGTACCAATATTAATGGTGTTAGTGGTTACTTCATTTCATTACAATCAACAAGTGCAGGTTTTAGCACTGTTACAGCAACAACGTTTAGCGGTGCGACAATCACTGGAAATGCAATTGCCGCAAGTGGTATTACAGGTCAACTTATTAGAGGGGACAATATTACTGGAATAAACATTAATGGAACCAGCATCACTGGTGTCACTGGTGTTTTTACTTCTTATTTATCCGGTGCAACTGTTACAGGAAATACAGGCGCTTTTGCAAACATTACTGGCATTTCCGGTGTTTTTACAAGCCGTTTGTCCGGTGCTGTTATTACAGGAAATATAGGACTCTTTGATCAGATTACAGGCGTAACAGGTGTTTTCACTTCACGTGTTTCTGGCGCAATAGTTACGGGTGTAACGGGACAATTTACAAACCTAAACGCAGTAACCGGTTTATTCACCATTGCATCTGGAACAACGATCACAGGAACAACAGGTGCATTCACAAATATTACAGGACAAAGTGTTTCTGGAAATACTGCAACTTTTTCTTTTATCAGTGGTGCAACAGGGATATTTCCGCATCTTACAGGAGTTACCGGTGTTTTTACGGATCGATTATCCGGGGCTGTTATTACCGGCGTAACAGGTCTTTTTAACACAGTAACTGTTAGTAGCCTTACAAGTACAGCCAATATCAGCGGAGCCACTATCACCGGGACAAGTGGTCAATTTACAACAATTACGGCTACAACAGGTATTTTTACGAATACCATTTCAATTCCTTCGATTTCCACTACGGGTAACCTATCCGCTGATGGTAATTTAATTGTATTGGGAAGCGGAATTATCAGCTCAGGCCTCGTTGTTTCCGGAACAATTTCAGGGAATACGGTTACAGGTCAAACGTTTATTTTTGATACGGCCACAGGTTCCTCCCTTAATGCAACCGGTTTAATATCCGGTGTTTTAATTACAGGAAATACAATTCAAGCAACTTCATTTACCGCTGTAACAGGAACGTTTAATTCCATCAGCGGGAATACAATTACAGGCGGCACGATTTCGGGTACATCCGGAACATTTCGATCTGGTGTTTTTACTGATTTGTCAGGTGCCACCATTACAGGTTCTACAGGACTATTTACACATCTGACAGGAGTTAGTGGAACTTTCGCAAATAGAATCTACTCGCCACTAGTAACTGGTGTCACTGGTTTATTTACAGTCATTTCCGGAATTTCAGGAACATTTTCAAACATCTCGGGCAATGCCATTACCGGAAATTCTATTAATGCAACCGTAGGTACTTTTGGAACACTTAACGCTGGAAATGTAAACTTTACAGCGTCAACAACTGGAAATCTTACTGTAAGTGGTAGCGGAATTTTTGGTTCCGGTTTGCTCACCAGTGGAAATCTTTTTGTTTCTGGAAGTGGAGCATTTGCAAGCGGTATCTTTACAACTGGGTTAATTTCTGGAAATACATATTACGCGAGTGGCGGCATTGTAATTATCAGTGGTTCTGGCGACATCCGGCCTTATGGCGCATACAGTTTTCCAGTAGGAACAGGCGTTTCCGGTTATGTTTTATCTACTAATGCAAATGGAACAACGAGCTGGGTTGAAATCCAAATCCCTTCAGCTGCAGAAAACATTAGTGTAATTACGGAAAATATTACCGGTGTTTCTAATACATATTATGTTTTAATCAGTGGAGCATCGATTACACTACCCGCAGCACCCGCCACGGGTAGTTATGTGGGAGTTATCAACAGAAGTAATACAACTACTGGGCTTCTTTTGCGAAATGGGAATAATATAATGGGTGTAGCAGATGATTTGCAGATTGACGATTTAAACGCTCGTTTTAGGTTGATCTATGCAAATCTTTCACAAGGTTGGGTAATTGACTGATGGCCATCAAATATAGCTCTTACGATTCCAGCAGTGGAAATATTTTTTCCCTGAACACCATTACGGGACAAACTGGTGTATTTATTAATAGTGTTAGCGGCGCAAACGTTTTAGGAACGAGTGGCGTTTTTACTACACAAATATCTGGAAACGTTATTACGGGTGTCGCCGTTTCTGCCACCAGTATTACAGGCGTAACAGGTGTATTTACAACGCAATTATCTGGAACAACAATTACCGGTTCTACGGTTGCTGCAACAAGCATTACTGGCGTAAGCGGTGTCTTTAGCACCCAGTTATCCGGTGCAACCGTCACTGGTACAACGGTCTCTGCCACTACTCTCAACGGTGTAAGTGGTGTATTCAGCACCCAGTTATCTGGTGCAACGATAACTGGTACCACAGTTTCTGCTACCACTCTTAATGGCGTAAGTGGTGTATTCAGCACCCAATTATCTGGTGCAACAATTACCGGTTCTACGGTTTCTGCTACCACCCTTAACGGTGTAAGTGGTGTCTTCAGTGACCAGTTATCTGGTGCAACGATAACTGGTACCACAGTTTCTGCTACCACTCTTAATGGCGTAAGTGGTGTATTCACAACTCAATTGTCCGGTGCAACAATTACTGGCACCACGGTTTCTGCCACTACCCTAAATGGCGTAGATGGTGTCTTTACTAACCTGTTATCTGGTGCAAGCATCACTGGCACAACGGTTTTTGCCACCAATCTCAATGGTGTAAATGGTGTATTTACAAGTCAGCTGTCTGGTGCAACCATTACAGGGAATGCCGGTAGTTTTACATCTATTACAGGTGTAACGGTAACTGGAACTACTGCCAATTTTGCAACCGGTGTTTTTACGAATCAGATTTCTGGCAGTATTTACAGAGCTTCCGGTGATGTAATCGTTATCAGTGGTAGTGGTGATATTCGACCATATGGTCTATACAGTTTTCCTACAATAACTGGAACATCAGGATTTTATTTACAAACAAATGGAAATGGAACCACCACATGGGCAGCGGTAACAGCAGGATCCAGCTTATCCGGCATTACTGATTCTGCAAGTCCTTTTGAAACTGCTTTAGGTTATCAAGCTGGCAATGTTAATACCGGCGTTAATAATACATTTATTGGTTATCAGGCAGGTTTATTAAGCACAACTGGTAGCGATAATACTGCAGTTGGCTATCAGTCTTTAGATAGTAATACATCAGGCAATCGAAACGTTGCAGTAGGTTCTGTTGCATTAACGTTTAATACAACAGGCGCTGAGAATGTTGCGATTGGTTATCAGGCTCTATACAGTAATACATCAGGCGGTCAAAATATTGCTATTGGTCTCAGTGGTTTATATACAAATTTAATTGGATTTGCTAACGTTGCTGTTGGCGCAAATGCATTACGTCTTAATACAGCAACTGCTAACGTAGCGGTTGGTTTTAATGCGCTGCGCTCCAATAGTACAGCTGGTGGTAATACCGCGGTTGGATATGAAGCCTTAAACGCTAACACAACTGCTTTTGCTAATGCTGCTTTTGGTTATCAAGCAGGTAAGGCTCACGTAACAGGTAATTACAATACCGCCGTTGGATCTTCTGCATTAACCACTGACATAACAGGTACTGAAAATACAGCTATTGGTGCTAACGCTTTATTTTATAATACGGCGGGCAGCAGAATGACCGCGGTTGGTTACGGTGCGTTGCAAACAAATACAACAGGCGCTGATAATACTGCTATCGGCAGATCATCCATGTTTACCAACTCAACTGGTACAAACAATACCGCCGTTGGAGTTACTTCGTTGGTTAATAATACAACAGGAAGTTTTAATGTTGCAATTGGAAACAGTGCTTTATCCGTTAACTCAACAGGCACCAATAATACAGCTGTTGGTTACCTTGCTTTAAACGGTAATACATCAGGTACCAATAATATTGGTATTGGCTCTTTTGCAGTAATTGGTAATACATTTGGCACAACCAATGTTGGCATTGGAAATAGTACTCTTCAGACTAGTACAACAGGTAATTACAATACCGCCATTGGAGGGAGCGCTCTTCGTTTAAATGTAACAGGAACAGCTAGTACTGCAGTTGGTTCCTTTGCGTTGGAAAATAACAAATCTGGCAATATGGTTGGGGTCGGCTATCAAGCCCTGCGCACTAATACAACAGGTATTGAGAGTACTGCAGTTGGTTATCAGGCTCTATTCTCGAATACAACTGGCAGCTATAATATTGCCATTGGCGGTAGTTGTTTATACTCTAATACGACAGGCAGTAATAACATTGGCATAGGTCCAAACGCTTTATTTTTTAATACCTCAGGTGCTTCCAATATAGCAATAGGTTCTGGCGCTTTACGCATCAATACAATAGGAAATCAAAATGTTGCAATTGGTGATAACGCAGGGAGCACAATTACCACAGGTGTTAACAACACATGTATTGGTAACCAGGCTCAGGCTTCTGCTGCAACAGTTACTGGTGAATTTACACTTGGTGACGCCAACGTTGTTAACTTACGTTGTGCTGATACAACAATTTCAACCCTTTCAGACATAAGAGACAAAACCAATATTGAAGATCTGCCATTTGGCGTAACGTTTATTAAAGCGTTGCGTCCTGTAAAATTTGATTGGGCAACACGTGATGGCTCTCGAAAAGGTCGTAAAGATTTTGGGTTTATTGCCCAAGAGCTGGATCAAGTTGAACAGCAGTTTGGTACACAGCAATACACACGTCTTGTCCATAAAGACAATCCTTTAATGTGGGAAGCTGATACAATGAAGACCTATCCAATTTTGGTAAAAGCTGTACAAGAACTTTCCACACGCCTGGAAAATCTGGAAGAAGCGTTTCTCAATCACATTGTGACTTAAGCAATTTGATTTGGACTAGGTTTAAACTGCTGCTATGATTTAAAAAACACCTGTTTAAATAATGGCTTTTATTAACGCTATTGGTGCCACCAAAGCCCTTTCCAAGGCCATCCCTACTGTTAAAACCAACGGTAAAGTTAAGCAATGGGATCTTACCGTTGTTTATAGCTGCAATGGTCTGATCAAAGATTTTAGTTGTGGAGCAGACGTTGAGTATCTCAACAAAGAACCTTCTGATTTCACCAAGTCTGAACTGCTAGGTTTTTGCAACACCGTGCATCTGGACATGGTGTTTGACAGCTTTTACGGAAGCATGACCGGAACCCCAACCGAAGAAAAACTGAACGATTTTGATATCACTTCTCTGAGCTGATACAAGATCTGTGCAGAGATTTCGACATAGGCTTCAACATTTAAAGCAGCCCATTAAAAGCGTTTTAGATGTTGGAGCTTATCGTGGTGAATTTGCGCGTCTAATCAAAGAGCTATTCCCAGGCTCAAAGATTAAATGCATTGAAGGAGACGAGCGTCAAGCGCCTTTCCTTCTAGATTTTGATACCGACTTTTATTTACTCAGTAAAAAGACCAAGCAAATAGATTTTTATACATTGTCAGAGGATGCTTGCACAACCGGCAGTTCTGTCTACCGCGAAAACACCGTCTATTACCAAGATCCCTTGGTTCTTAAGAAGTGGGCGTATGCACTGGACGATTTAAATTTCCCTGCATTTGATTTTATTAAGTTAGATGTGCAGGGTTCAGAGCTTGATATTTTGAAAGGCGGGAAGAAATACCTGACAAAAACACAGCCTACTTATTTGTTAATTGAAACTTCAATTCAGCAGTACAACCAAGGCGCACCCTTGGCCGGTGAGGTGATCTCTTATCTAAATAAAATTGGATACAGGCTCATGGATATCTTTGATGTCCTGTATGATCAGAATAATCAGTTACTCCAGGTTGATTTCCTGTTTGAACGTGATCCCAACACAGCCAAAAGGCGGGACTGAAATCCTGGTCGATACACTAAAAGAAAATTTAGATTTTACAGGAATCAACTTAATTGTTTCTATCTGCAAGCCAGAACTTATTGTGCCTGGTAAAAAGAACATTCTTCTGCAAGAACTGAGTTACGACCAAGAAAATGTTCAAGGAATGCGCAGCCCTTCTTTTGTGGATACCGTTGATTGTTTTGTTTACGACTCCCACTGGTGCTACGAAAAATTCAGAGAAAAATTTAATGCACCGCCTTGGAAATCAGTCGTTATTAAGAACGCGACAACAGCATTTGATATCAAGCCAAAACCCAAAGGCAAGCTCAAGTTGATCTACACATCAACCCCTTGGCGCGGACTGCATGTTCTTTTGAAAGCATTCCGCCTCCTTAATCGAGATGACATTGAACTTGACGTTTACTCTTCTACTGTCATCTACGGACCAGCTTTTGCTCAATCCGTGACAGGACGCTTTGATCAGCTTTTTGAAGAACTAGAAAAAACTTCCGGCATCAACGTCAAAGGTTACGCACCCAATCAAGAGATCCGCACCGCCCTGGAAGACGCGCATATCTTTGCTTACCCCAGTACCTTTGAAGAAACTTCTTGCATCTCAGCAATTGAAGCGATGTGCGCTGGGTGTCAAGCAGTCGTTACCAACTATGGAGCACTCTTTGAAACCTGTGGTGAATACGGAGAATTTGTTTGTTACGACAACGATCATGACCGACTTGCTCAAAATTACGCTATTGTCTTAAACAGAGTAATTGACAACTACTGGTCTAAGCAAAACCAGGAACGTCTTCTTGAGCAAATTGAGTTTTACAACAAAAATTGGACATGGGAAAAAAGGTTTATCCAGTGGCAAAACCTGCTAAACAAAATCAGAACAGGAAGCAACGCGTACTAGTCGGTACACCGGCACTCGATGGGAGGGTCGATGCCTGGTACTCCTACGCACTTCATGAGATCGGTAAGCTCGCTCTCCTCAACGACATTGAAGTGAATATGGTACTTCTCTCATATGAGAGCATCCTCCCCATGGCACGTAACGAAATCTTAACTGTTGCGATCCAGGGGGATTTTGATTCGCTTGTCTTCATCGACTCAGATGTTTATTGCGATCCACAGGCGTTTATTACTGTCGTAAAAAGTGAAAAAGACGTTGTTGCTATCCCAACCGTCAAGAAATCAGATCAAGAAAGTTACGATATCTTTTTTAAAGAAGAACCCAAGATGGAAGGTGATTGGCTCAAGGCAGATGGTGTAAGCACCAGTTGTTTAAAGTTAAGCAAGAAAGTATTGAAAGACCTTGCGGCAAATAGCACTAAGACTGTATTCCGTGGCAAAGAACTAAACAACATCTGTCAATATGATTTTGTTGCAGAAGGTTTTATTGGAGAAGATATTTATTTATGCCAAAAAATTAAACATTTGGGGCACGATATTTGGATTAATACCACATCTACGTGCATGCATGTTGGCCCCAAAATATATACAGGTAATTTTAAACAACTGTTAAACGTTAATCCTTAGGTTTAAAACTTGGACTACAACGATTGGTACCACCTTGGCATAACAGATTCTTCAAGGCATCCCAGAGCCTGGAAGTTGGATACCCCATTGGCTCAGTTTTATGAGATCCCCGGATTTTTAACAAAAGATTATTGTGAATTTGTCATTAAAAATATTGACAAAATGCTTGTTCCTTCTGAAGTAACATTTGGAAACAACAATTACAGAACAAGTAGAACTTGTCATCTGTTTGACGTGAATGCTCAATTGGTAGAAGATCTAGATATTTATTTTTCTGATGTACTTGGCGTTGATCCAGAATATTCAGAACCTATCCAAGGTCAACGTTATGACCCAGGCCAATACTTTAAAGAACATAATGATTGGTTTGATCCAGAAGGAGATGAATACTTGGAAAACTGTAGTATTGGTGGGCAGAGAACATGGACGGTCATGGTTTATCTTAATGCTGTAGAAGAAGGAGGACAAACAGATTTCCCATTAATTGGTCGCTGTTTTACACCAGTACAAGGAATGGCTCTTGCCTGGAATAATCTTTATATTGACGGAACTCCAAACATTGATGTAATGCATGAAGCACTTCCAGTATTAAAAGGAAGTAAATATATCATCACAAAATGGTATCGCGAAAAACCTGGTAGATGTACACCAATTGAAATTGTTAGTTAATTGACTTGACCTAGAGTAAAAAAAACTAAAGATTAATATGTCAATTTTACTTAAAGAAGCAGCAAAGTTTTACAAAGGAGAGAAGCATCAAATCGATGCATGGGACTGGCTCCAGACTCAGATATCTCCTAATGTCCTGGAGACGTTTGCATCTAAATACCGTACATTACCCAAGCCTGTTGTTGAAGTTGGTAACACTTGGGACGGTGTTCTTGCCGCAGCTAAAACAGCAGGTAGCAAATGGCCTGAATGTGTCGCTGCACAATGGGCACTCGAATCAGGCTGGGGCAAACATACATCTGGAAAGAATAATTTTTTTGGATTAAAAGGATCAGGGAGTGCAGTTAGCACACAAGAATTTATTAACGGAAAGTGGATTACAATTACCGACAGTTTTATTGATTTTCCCGATTTAGAAACGTGTGTTTTTTATTTAGTTGATCGGTGGTATAAAGATTTTGGTCGTTTTAAAGGAGTTAATCGTGCCAAGACACGTAATGAGTGTGCTCAATTATTAGTCGTTGAAAAATATGCAACGGATCCTGATTACAGTACTAAGTTAATTCAGATCATGGACAGGGAGATAGGCGCTCCCGGTAACATTGAGAAAAAATTAGAAGAAACTAAAAAAGATCGCTTTAACCCCTGGAGCCCTTTCACCTATAAAGTCACACCGAATATCACGTATGGAGAATTAACTCTCAATCAAGAAGCACGGCGCTTTAGCAAGCAGTACCAATGTGATACCGCCCTGGAGTTATGTGAGTTTCTTGAAAAAGTTAGAGTAGCGTTTGGTAATAAACCTTTGATCATTACTAGTGCTTCTCGACCTGAACCTATTAACACACAAGTAGGTGGATCTAAGAATAGTGAACACACTTACAATGCGCCCTCAAAAGGAGCCATTGATTTTTACATTGAAGGGGCAAATATTTACGTTGTTCAAGATTGGTGTAACAAGAATTGGCCTTACTCCCTAGGATATGGGGCGCTGAAAGGTTTTGTTCACCTTGGAATTAGAGAAGGACGGCAACGAATTCGATGGGATTACTGAAATGAAAAAATACAAAGAACCCTACATTAGGGTAAATATTTGTTGGGAGGTTGGCAAAGAAAAAAAATGCGTAACCCTGTCAAAAGAACAGGCTTACGCAACGAGAGATTGGGTAGAAAAAGAAGGAGGAACTTGTTTTTGGTTTCAAGCCCTACCCGATTAACGTTGTTTAGCTCGGCCAACAACTAAACCACAGATTTCGATAAGACGGTACAGCTTGCGAACAGCTGCGTCGTCTTTAGGGGTTGGCGTGAGCGCACAAATTGCAGAACAAGCCGCATGAATGGCAAGTGCAACTTCTAAGTAACGATTAAAATCATGCATAATTGATCTCCAGATCTTTTTATATTCTAGTTGATAATATAAAGTATTTTATTTAATCTTCATAAACCCTACAGCTACGCTCCCACGGATATTTTGTACAGTAGTTTTCAAATTTTTTTTGTGTTGGCAAGGGAGTCCCAAGGTGAAAACGTTTAGAAAGTTTACAGATAAACCAATTGTAAAAATTAATCACGGCGCTGTAGCCAAGGGAACAAAATAAGAAGGGAAAGTGTGGTCTGGATGATTGTCACGAGACCATGCTTTTTCCCACTCACTTAAAGAATGGTCGTGAGCATCTTGACCTTCGTATATCTCAGAACGATCATTTTCAAATGTATCATTATTTTCTAGCAACAAAAATTCATAGTTGGATAAAAGAAGATCAAAATCTGGATCTACAAATTCAATAATTACTCCAACTTCGTACTTTAACGTTTCGTTACGTGTTGTTGAAACACAAAGTAAATATGTACCCTGGTCCAGGGGATAATAGCGTTCATCTCCTGTGTCCAAACGATTGGGATCAAAAGTGTTGTATAGATCAGACTGTGCGTCCATAACATGTCCAACGTAAGGATTATATACTTTGCCGTCAATTGTTACCTGAATACTGTCATCCTGAAAAATACCCCGGCCCTCAATTGGATTAATATTTAGATCATAAATAGAGGTATTAAAATAAGATTTTTTATCTCCTGCTTTAGCAACAATAACCCAACCTTTAGAGGTAAGTGTAAAAGAAAACCAGTTATTGTAAGCACCTCCTCCAAATCCACCATTGGAGCTTTGATTTGTATCTCGTCTTCCAACAATTAAATTTTTAGGTCCCAATGTTCCTTTTATACTACGCAAAGAAAGTTGATCAAATTGACCCATGTTAAAAGGGTTATGTTGAGTTCTTTGATCTTGAGGGATTTGATGAGCCATCTATTATGTTTAACCTATCAATATATTCTACTCAAGTGGTATTTGTACATGTTTAGGAAAGGTTATTGCATTACGAAACGATTGATTAAAAATTAATGGATTATCTTTATTTTTCCCATAGGCCATTAGTTTTTCCGCCTGGAACTCAAGCACAAACGGATGGATGGACTCTGGTGGAAAGAGTTTATTCCAGCTAGAAACCATATGCAAAGGATTACCACACCTTGGGTTTCCGCATAAACGCGTCACGACCATACCCCCCACGTCCCCCCAGGCACAGTTGTAGATAGCTTTGTGGAAGCTCAGGTTTTCTGATTTTTGGTGGCTGTAAGCCGAGCGATAAGACGGCATGCACACACGCTTTGGTGTATACGGTCCAGGTGTATCGATAAGCCAGCACTCATCTGTGGCACCAATTGTTATTTTTTTCCAAAGTTTTTCATATTTAGCTTTATATTCAACGTGAAGATAATTCAGGTCAAAACCACAGAGGTTGGATTGAATTTTGTGAACGCAGTGATAACACCAGTTCTCCTGCTTGTCTCGAATCACATGTCCATGGGGACAAACAAAACCCCTGTAGTAACCTGCTTCATCAAGTTGTACGTTATCAAGATCATCAATAGCCGGAAGGAAGCGGAATTTTACAGCTTCAATTAGCTTTTTTTCTGATCGATGTAGGTTTGCCATTAGCAAGAGAAAGGTACATAAAGTTCATGTTGTACATTGGCCGATTGTTTTTTAGAATATTTTGTATTGACGATTAGTTTTAAACGATTGTCTTTATCTTTATTTGATGTTTCGTGCAGAATATCTGTATCAATTGGATCCACTTCAGTACGTAGGTAGTGGACCACACGGTGAGCGAGGTAGACAACATTATCGATACAAACCATGTAATAGCCACTTTTCTTATTGAGGCGCCCCGCTTGGGTTCCAGCAGCGTTGCAGGCTTTTTTGACACGCCACTCCAGCCCACTGGGGTACCTATCCGACAGCAAGAAAAGCTCTTGCACCCTCCAGAGGGGCGGCATCTCCTTGTGGTTGCGGGACACTGAGACTCTTTGGCACCTGAAACATAGTAATAGAGGCCCCCAAGGGAGTCAAGGGTGCAGAAAAAACTAAGAATAAGGGTTTTAATTCTTTATCTATAGTTAAATGACGCCGCTTGACCAAAGTGTACGTGTTTTATTTCTCTTTGCTTTCTCAGCAAACTTTTTAAAATTACACCCTTTATTCAGACTGTCATTCGCCTTAGGGGGGGAATACGCGGGGTCCTATTCTCTGTTCTTACGCACCTTGCTTTGGTCTTAACATGAGATTTGATGCGTAAAAAAAGGGGTGTTTGATGCATGAAAAAAGGGAGCTGCGTCCAACAGCTCCCTCCACCCGGATCGTCTCCGCATAGACTATACCCTTACTTGCGACCGTAGTCGTCGCTAAGGCGAGTGATGTCATCCTCATACAGTTTGGCCCCCCTCTGGACCTCAATAAGCACAAGCTCCGAATCACCAGCCTCAAGGCGATGGACAGCACCAACGGGGATGAAGGCAGTGGTACCGGGGGAGGCGAGGATTTCCGCGTCTTCCACAGTGATTACACCAGTGCCCTTCACCACCACCCAGTGTTCCGAACGGTGCTCGTGCTTTTGAAGACTGAGTCTTGAGTTGGGCTTAACTGAGATCAGCTTTACCTTGTACGTCGTACTAGAGACAAGCGTCTCAAACCAACCCCAGGGCCGTTCTTCGGCGTAGGTCATGCCTTTGCCTCAGCCAGTTCCTTCTTCTTGTCCTTCTTACCCTTCCGCTTGCTGACCTTGATCTGCGGTTCCTCTTTCTTAGCCAAGACTTCCTGGAACACCTCGTCAAAATCAGATGCAACCGTATTCCAGTTAAAGCAAGGATCAGTGACGCGCTCGTAGCAAGCCTGCGCTACTCGATCAAGCTTTTTAGGATCTTCGTAAAGTTCAGTCAGCAGCTCAGCCAAATGATTGTCGTCTGGGCAGGGCATGATTCGACCAAAGTTTGTATCTACATCTGCATGTAGATTGCGAATCAAAAGACCAGCGTCTTCAAAAATTTCTTTACATGAGGTGTGGTCCGGTACAATCTGAGCAACACGGCAGGCAGCGTGTTCAAAGTTCACAAGACCCCAACCTTCACCCTTACAGGTGTTAACACCCACATCGGCACAGTTGTAGATGGTATTAAGAAGTTCCACATCAACGGATGGACCATGAGAAGTAGGTGTCGTCATGATGATCCGATTGTTGGGATCTAAGCCCTGACGCGCCATTTCCCGATGGAACAACGGCATGATGTCCCAGCCCTGGTCCTTCTGGCCCATGTGCAAATAAAGCTTGGCATCTGGTTTACCTACGGCAAATTTTGCAAATGCCGAGATTGTGATGTCGATACGCTTTCGGAATTGGTTGCGGTTACCGTTGAAAACAATAAAGTCATCCGGATCCAATCCAAGCTGCTTACGGCAGGTGTCCCGATCTTTTGGATAGAACTGACCAGGGGTAACGCCATGAGGAACAACCCAAATTGGTTTGTTCACACCAGCGGAAATAGTTTCTTGCGCACCAAATTTGGTGTAGCAAACTGCTGCATCCCATTCGTTCATGGTGTCACCCAAACAGCCGTACCACCCATAGGAATCCATGGGGTAGTAGCCAACAAATTTAAATCCGATTTCATTGCGTAGATCCCGGATTTGAGTCCATTGATTATTGATGATCCAACAATCGTTGATTGTAAAAATTACATCGGGGCGAATTCTTTCCGTGATTTCACGAATCCGAGCCTCTCCAAAGGGCTGATTCTGGTACATGTTGGAGGCAGGGTACATGAAGTATTCCTGCTGAAGAGGTGTGTAATCACCATGCCAGTTGCACCCCAGCACATGAATTTCATATTTATCTTTTAGACGGCTCAATACGTTTTCAGTGACACGCGCAAAACCCGTAGTGGCAACGATGTCACCCACCCACAGGAGCTTTGGTTTATTTTCAGCCATTTAATTTTTTATTGACTGAAAATAGTATACAAATTATTGAGGAGTTATAGAACGCACTAACTCTTTTTCTGTTGATTGATTTGCTTTGAGTTTAGTTTTTAAAAATTCGGCTGCCCTATGCGTGTTAGTGGTGTCTCCACAGGTATAAAGATCAATAGCTGCATACCCCAACTCAGGCCAAGTATGGATGGAAGCATGAGATTCCGCCAGCAATGCCAGTAGCGTCACGCCTTGCGGCTGGAATTGTTCACCAAAAATCCGCAAGATTTTGGCACCCGCCATGTTAAGTGACACCTGAAGCAACCGTTCAAGCTCTTCGTAATTATCAAGAAGAGCTTGATCGCAGTCGTACAGATCAAGGATAAGATGACGGCCGTTGCTCACAGTTCGCTTGCTACCTCTTCCATTGTCGCATCAGATGTTTTATCTAACACGTCACCATAGAAAGTACGCCATTCTTCTTTATTTAAACCAACTTCTACCAAGGACGGATACTGTTCGTACTTGGGACCAGATGCCCGTAGTGCGATGTTGACAACACGCATTCCGCGACTGTTTTTGAATTGGTAGACATTTAATTTAAGTTGATGCACACATACATCCATCAGTAGGGATTCAAACCGGCTGCGACCAAGGATGTTGCTGTTTGAACCACGTGAGAATTCACAGTAACTGGCATACAGCCATTTGTCCCAGTTGATGTACAAGTTGGAGACGCCACCCGGAGCGTGTTTTGCGAGGCCAACAGGAGTAGCAATCCCTGCGTCAAAGACCACACAATGCTGCATCCAATCAAGGATTTGGTTGGATTTAAGGATTTGTTCACGGTGATGCTTGGCAAAGAAATCAACTTTCTCATTGGTCTCCATCAGGTATTCACGCATCTCAGCCGCAGACATATCGAGAACCCAATTCACAAGACCTGGAAGTAAAGACGCAAATTCCCCAAAGGGACGACCATGATCATCCATATCGATCAAGGTTTTCTGTTCTGCAGAACTGCCTGTGAACGGTTGATCGAATGGAATGGTGAGACGACGACGAGCTAAACCAGAGGTTGGGTCAGTAGTTTGGATGGGTTCGTTTGCCGTGATCATGACCAGACCATTAAATTTAAATGGTTTCTGGCTGCCGGCCTGGAACTTGCGCTCATTACGAATCAAGTCACGACCTGTAATTGCTTTTAAGACGGAGACCGATCCGCCGTAACGCTCAACATCATTGAAGAGCAGAAGTTTCTTTTTGTAAAGGTTAGCAGTTTCAAATCGGTTCTTTTCCAGATGCTCCAGCGAGGAGATCATGGCGTTGTCATCACCAACTAATGCATGAGCAAGGTTGGAATAAGTGGATTTACCGGACTTACCGGGGCCAACAATCTCAACAAACTTTTGAATATCTGAATGACTCAGGAGTACGGCACGAAGCCAAGCACGCAGCACCTGGACCCGACCCCAGCTGTCACGTTGCGTGGACTTCAACCATTTAATGATGGGCTCACAACCTGCGTATGGATCGTATTCGTATGGTAGTTGTTGAGTGATGTACATCTCCCGGTCAAAGGGAAGCAGCTCCCTGCTGTCAACCTTCAAGATGCCATTGGTAAATAGCAGGTAATCATTACCCTCGTACCAATCATCAAAAATTGTTGAGATCCTTAATTGCTCCATTAAGTCGGAGATGAGATTCATCGAGTAGCCACTGTGCAGCAGACCATCCTTGATGGAATCAAGCTGACCCTTGATATCACCTTTTACTTCATATTCCGATAGTTGTGACCACAGTCCTTTGCTGTGGTACTGATACATAAAGAATGCACCGTGCGACTGGCTATACCGAAGATTGCCCTGATAATTTTGCAACAAGATTGATGCAATTACATCCGAGGATGGATTGCGAGTTTTTTGTTTAGCACCATTTCCTCCACCATAGTTAGGACTGCTTCGACGACGATAAACCTTTGTTTCGCCTTCATCTGTCTCCTTTTCAGCAACTGGAGCCAAACCCAAGTCCTCTTCCAATTCGGTTAATAATTTTGCAACGTGATCAAGCATGGTGTCATCTACGTTCATTGCTTTGTGATTTTCTGACGGTTTCCAACCGTTCTCTTTGGCGACATGGATTAGAGAACCGACACCACGTCCACCACCTTTGGAGAAGGAACGCCACCGCCGATGGCATTCACCTTCTTGATATTTATCCGACTGCCGGGACCATTCATCCCAATGATCAAGCAGCGATTCATCTAACGAGTGAAGCGACTGACCAACAGTGATCCAGATGTCGTAGTCATCTGCTGCTTCTGGCGGCATGCCCCACATAGCCTCCAGCGCCAACTGCATGTCACGCTCTAGGTCAATCTCTGCGTTGATGGCAAAAGAAGGACCGACAATGCGAGTGGTTTCTTTAGCGGGAACACCTTGTTTGATGTTCTTTTGAACGATTGCATTCAGTAGCCATTCCGGAAATTCTGGCAACTCCTGGATCCACTCAAACCCTTGATCTAGAGCGGTGAAGTAACCCTCGGTCTCAGGGTGCAAACCCATGAGAACACCCTGGTGACGCTTCCAAAGAATTTCAAGTTTTTCTTTTGTTCCTTCTGCGTGCCAGGTGTACTTGTTTCGTACAAATTGTTTGTGTTGATCTCGTGACAAACGGTACAACTTCCGTTCGCGACCCTCTTTACCACTGAGGATGGTCAGCGTTGAAGGAAGAGCTTCCGCAAAGGACAGCTCAGAGAGATCTTCAATGAGTTTGTAGACGGTGGGGCCGTCGACATCAACCCAAACCAAACCATAGGGATGGTTGTAGACCGGACCACCAAGCAGACCAACAGCTTTACAGCGACCAGCCAGGACTTCACTCTCGATTTCCTGGGGGCTATAGGGCTTATTTTGCCAGCCAGCAATGTAAGGATCTTTGTTTGGACCGAGCGGGGTCAGCGGCCAATCGATAGGGATATAATCGAGCCGAATTTCACCGGGCTTGAGGGCTTGCCGATTTGTATTAGTCA